GTTGCAAGAGACCGGCTTGTAATAAAGCTCGTTCTCTCGCAGCCCCTGTGCCAAACTCTGCGAGTTGCACTCCCGCTCGACCACTGCCGAGCGCACCCAAAGCTGCTTGCTGATCTCGTATACCTTGCTGTTGTATAGCTGTATTACGATCAAATTCTGAAAGTGTTGCATCAATAACTTGTGATTGATACGGTGACATAAAGTCTTGTACGTCTTGTTGGAAAGCTGTTGCTCCCAAACCTACTCCACCTAATGCTGTTCCAGCTGCTGTGCCTGCAGTTTGTGCTTGTTGTAAGAAAGGTGCAAAAGAACCTACACCTTGGGTTGCTAAATTTTGTGCTTGTGTTTGTAATGCATCTTGACTTGCTATTTGTGGTGCAAGTCCTGATAAACTTTGTTGTCTTGTTGTAAAGGCTTGAGCTGCATCTTGTCTTGCTTTAAATGCTTCTGCTGTCTCGCCTGCTTGTTGTGATATGCCAGCTATACCTGTTGATACAACCGGTACACCTGATTGTGCTACTACCTGTGTTGCTAAATCTTTTCCTAGATCTTCGACAAATTGTGCAGGTAAATTTCTTTGTGTTGTAACAGCCATTATAATACTTCCTCTAATCTTTGTGATGTTTTAAACATGTCTCTAGCGCCTTCTAATCCTTGCGATTCTTCTGATACGTCACCTCCGGATTCTAGGTTCTTCATCATGTTATACATAACTTCTGCGCCTTTGTCCACACTTCCGTCACCTGCATTTCTAACAGCGTCAGCTGTAAATACAAACTCATTCTTAGATAATCTTGCAGGGACATCGTCTGCTTTTTCCATTCTACCCATATCTACAAAACCACCTGTTTCTCTGTAATCTTTTTCTTGACCATCCATATCTAGTAATGGCATAACCTTTTTAGCCACAGGTTCTTTATCTGTAGATCCACCTTCAGCCATAAATCTAGGTGCAGTATATTCAAAAGGATTGGATCTAATTTTTGCTATATCTATACCTTCACCTCTTTCGAATTCTTCATCATCATCCTCGTCTTGTTTTGGTGTCATTAAACCTGCTAATGTTGATGCTCCTAATATACCTAAACCTGCTTTACCACCTATCATGTCTAAAAATCCTGTTCCTCTAGCTACAGAATCTCCAGCTGTTTTAAACCCTAATGGTTTACCCATCATAAAATTTTTAGCTCCCGTAAATCCAGGTATATTTGCAAATTTAAATCCAGTCATACCAGTTCTTTGTGCTCCTAAAAAACTACCTCCACCTAAATAATATCCGCCAGCTGCTATTAATGCAGCTTTACCTAAATCTGACTTAGCTATCTTCTTAACTGATCTTGTAACTTTCTTAACAAGTTTACCTAGACCATACATTTGTCTTGATGATTCAAGGTCCATGATCCCACCTACAGTCTCATCTGCCATACCACCTTCATTAAAAAATCTATACGCTTCTCTATCTGCAAATGGATTGCCACCAACGTTTGCATAGTAATCGTCTACGACCGGTGTTGATGCTGGTTGTGACATAGGTAGAAATGGATCTGCTCTAGTACCATTATTTCCACCTGTATCATCATCATCCTCATCATTGTTATAGGTAAGTCCAAACTCATCTCTTATTTTACCAGTTTTTCTAGCAATATCTATTAAAGTAGGAATACCAAATATAGGATTAATTATAGACATTGCCGCTAAGGTAGGATTAGATCTTCTTTCAGCGTCTAAATTTTTTAAATAATTAGTTGCCGTGTCTGCTCTTTCGTTTCTAGGAACATCTACTTCTGGATCTGGATCACCAAACTGAGCCATGTTTTTTGTTCTAGCTCTAGCCGCAGCTTCTGTTCTTGATTTTCTTGCACCAATTTCTCTATTGTCTCTAGCTGGTGAATCAGGTGTGCCAACTGTTCCCATATCAGCACCACCACCTTTGAGTCCTACACGTCCTCCTTGTTCTAGTAATTGTTTTGCTATTTGAGTTCTAGTTATGGCCATTTATCTATTCTATTTTGTTTTTCCTAATAAATCAAGGCTTGGCATTATCACAGTTACATCTCTTTGTATATCATCTGGTGATATTCCTTTTGCTTTCCATTCTTCATCAGACATGTATTTTTCGCCTGTTTTTTTGTTAGTAATTACTTCTATTATTTTTTCTGGCTTTAGTTCTTCCATTATGTTGTTATCTCCTTCTTAATATTTAGATAGCTAACCGCTACATCAAATGAATTTGTATTACTTGATTGTACAGTTAGGGTATTACCGCCTTCAACTATCAAAGGTTGAGTAAGTAATTCTGTTGTAGTATTAGCAGTTAAAGCTGCTGATTTTATAGCTGTAATACTGTTATTTGTAATTGTGACTGTAGGCGTTCCTTCTGATGTAACTAGTATAGATTTAATTACATATGTTTCACTTACCAAAGGGTTACCAGTTCCAAAAGGATTTATGGCACTTCCTGATGTGCTGTTATCTGTACCTACAAATTTATATTGATTAGCCATTAGTTTAAAAAGAAGTTAAATGCTTCTATCTCCTCTTTTAAGTCTTCTTGATATGTTGAGTTTAATTTCTGTACAATAGCATCTAAATCTCTTGTTTGAGCTTCTGCTATTGTGTAATCATATTCTCGTGAAGGTCTAGTTATAACTTGTGCTATCTTAGCCATTATCTACGTCCATCTGGTTGTGTGTCTAATTTAAAAGTTCCTAACTTCCAACTTTGAGAGGCACCTGTGTTTGCTATTTTTAATGCAACAGCTCTAGCTCTTGCACGTGTGTCTACTTTTTGAGTTGATGATGAAACGGTAAATGGTCCAAGCGATGAACTTGCAGACGTATCACTTGGATAATTTCTTAAATTTAATGTAATTTGTGTGTTACCAGTTTGAGATATAAAATCAGGTACAAACCTTCTTATCTTCATTAGATATTCTCCATCGCCTTTAAATGTTGCAACACCTGTTTGCTGTCCTTGAGCCGATCTTTGTTGAGTAATATCGTAATCTCCAGAAGTTATGTTTGCTATGATTGCAGTTATAGTTGAATTTCTATTTTGATCTGTCCCTGTTTCGTGTTCATAGTAGCTTGTTCTACCTTCTGTATTTCCTATAACATCAAAAGATGTATCTGTTTCAGCATCATATTCTAAAGCGTGAGGTAAACCAAATATAGCAGAATCTCTCCACATCGTTCTAGCTAAAGAACCAATAGTCCAGACAGGTCTTTGTGTTGATGAATCAAAATAATTATAACAAACCATTTTATTTACAACAGAAGATGTTGCACTTGGATAAAACCACATTACTTCACCATACAAATTATTTAATCCAGCAGATATCATTTGGTTACCGGATTCAATATTGATGTCATTATAAACATGATCCTCTACTAAACAAGGTAATGATTCTAATTTACCTGCATATCTAAAAAAACCATTTTCTGACATCCAGTATGCAGCACCATCAACTTCTACACATGCGTTCTGACCTGCAAGTCCACAGTGAGTTCCAACTTGTGCAAAGGCAAAAGTAAATGGTTGACCAACAAAACGTTGTGTAAATAAAGCTGTGTCTGTCCAAACATAGATTGCATCTCTACCTCTGATCGCTCCTCGAATTTCTGATCCATCAGCTAATCTTTGTGTACCAGCTGTATTGGTTGCTGTTGGTGTGTATGTGTTTATATCTTCTTGGTCCGAGAATCGGATAAACATATCATCTTGTGTTGTAGTATCTCCGATAGTTGTTTCTGTTCCAAAAAATACTAAGTGACGATCGGGTGTAGATACTAACATGTGTCTTGATGCAGTAGGTGCACCAGATATAATTGTTGCTCTTGTAGATGTAGCGTTTGATAAAGATGAATCCCATTCAAAACATGCACCATCGTGAATTAAACAAATTGCCTTGTCTCCAAAGTTATCTAATGACCACATTCCCGGATCGATTACTAAATCTCCTGATGCTGCTTCTCCCCATGCAACATAGTCTGTTGACGCAGTAACTGTTGCGTTATCACTATGAGATGCTGCTGTTGTTCCAGCTACACCTCTTGTACATCCTGTTAAAGTGTTACTACTAATCCCTGTGTAAGAAATTTCTTCATCATCTATAATTATAAAATTTGTTCCAGCACTAGAGAATAGTGATGCATCAGTTAAAGTAATACTTGTTACTGAAGAGTTGATAGCCCCATCTAAAGTTGTTGATACAGCAGATGAATCTTCTCCACCCCAGGAACCTAATCCCCAACCAAATCCTTTTGCTTGAACAGCTGGACCTACACTATAATATTTTTTAATAGTAATTCCACCTGATGTTGTTGCACCAGAACCTGACTCATTAGATAACATAGTGATTGTTATAGCTGTATTGGTAGGTGTTGATGTAACCATATATTTTTTACCATCAAAATCAGAAGCGCTATAGTTTGAATTTGTTGCTGTAGAAAAACCACTCATTAATAAAATATCTCCTGCAACTAAATTGTGTGCACTAGGATATGTTATTGTTACTGTAGGTGATCCATTGGTCGTGGTAAATGCATTTGTAAGATCGGTTGTAGATTGAATAGGGTGTATGTCATAAAATACTCCACCTGAGTATGCATATAAAATTCTGTTTGTACCGATGATTGCGTATTTTCTACCTAAACTATTAACAAAATGATGTAACCCACGTCCTGCTCCTGTAAGCTCATTTTCATTAATGTTTCCTAACTGATTCCAGCCACCTATTTTTTCAGGAGATCCGTATCTAAATCGTACATTATCACAATCTATCCACTGACCCTCTGCACCGGTAGGTGTCATCTGTTTATTAATACCTGGAAGAAAGCCTAATTTTTGTAACATTTTATTGTTTTAATACCCATTTATTGTTTTGTAAAACTTTTTTATACCCTTTACCTAGGTTGCAAGATAATATTATTCTATCTTGATTTGATCGATTAGGCTGACTGTAGTGAACTACGTCAGAGTCAAAGATTATAATATCATCTTCTTCCACCTTTATCAATTGATTGTTTAAGATTAGATCACCGGAATTGATTGGTTTTTGTAGATAATATACACCAGATTTTAAGTTTCCATTATCACTACTCTTATGATGAGCATGTGGTTTTACATAACCATTTGGACCATAAATATTAAACCAAAAGTCTAGTATCTCAAAACCTTTTCCAGCATGTAATAAGAATGCGTCCAATATAGGATGAAACTCTTTATGCTTACCATAGTTATACACAGTATCATAAGAAGATACCCCAAACGCTACATGAGAATATATAGAAGAGTTTATACTTTTTATCTTATCTAAAAGTGGTTTTTTGTTTTTTATTTTTATCTTTGTCTGTATCATTGTAAATATTTAATCTTAGATATTCCTCCAAGGGATGACAAAAACTAGCTTTTAAATCCCAATCCTTTTTTCTTTTTTCTAACATATCAATAGATCGTTTCCAATTATCTTTAACGTTTTTAAAGTCATGAGAATATAAACCATATTTAAGTGTAGGTTCATCTGTAGCACCCCAATTCATTCCTGTTGCTATACATGCCCAACCACCATCTTTAGGATAGAAAAAATCATTAAACTTCCACCTATTTATATCTTGAAAGAAACTATTATATTTTACATAATCTCTCTCTATTGAATAATTTCTTTTCTGTATATCTCGCCAATATTGTGTATCTGTTCTTTCTGATAAAGCATAGTGCAAAGCTACAAACTCAGCAAAGTTTTTAAAAAACGTATTACAAGTTACATTGAATTGTTCTTTTACAAACTCCGATATAGAATCTCTATTTAATACTCTAACTAATCTTGTTAAAAATTCATGTACAGATAATAGACCATTACTTTCTAAAGGTTCTATAAACCCTGCTGCTAAACCTATAGCACACACATTCTTTACAAATATTCTTTTATGTATACCTACTCTCATTTTTAAATTTCTAAAATTAAGATCATCTCTTTTCAAATATGATTTAAATTGTTCTAATGCATCTTCGTCAGATATATATTTATCAGAGTATACGTAACCTGTTCCCATTCTATTCCATAAAGGTATGTTCCATACCCAACCATTTTGTATAGCAGTACAATTAGTATATCCAACTAACTCTTTCTTTTTATCTGTGTAAGGTAGCTGCGTAGCCCATGCAGAATTATTAGGTAATATATCTTCGTAGCTTTCAAAAGGTTCTTTCAAAGCTTCTCCTAACAACATAGATTTAAAACCAGTACAGTCTATGTACAAGTCTGCTGTTATTTCATTTGAACTTAAAATTAATTTTTCAATACCATCTTCATTTGTAGCAACACGCACAACATCATCAATGACAACTTCACCATCTATTTCTTTAAATTTCTTTTCTAAAAATTGACCAAATAAAGCAGCATCAAAATGATACGCCGTATCTTCTTTAAAACAAAAACTACCTAAACCCAGATCCTTTTCTATTTTAGGATTTACAATTGTATTGTGGTTTACTAAAGACATGTTTGGAAAATATGTTTCTGCAAAATTACTTACATGAGTTTCAGGATGTAGTATTTTTTTAAAATGCCAATCATTTAATCCAGCTATTGTATTTTCTAAATTAGCAACACCAAAGGGATAATGAAAACCACCATCACCTAGTTTATTAAAGTTTTCAAATCTAATACTTAATTTATAAGAAGCATTACATTCTTTCATAAACTCGCTATCTTCGAGTCCAACCATAGAGAGCCATTGATTGATATGTCCTAATGTGCTTTCTCCTACACCAACTGTTGGTATGTTGTCACTTTTTATTATTGTAACATTTTTATCTGGATATACTTTTTTTAAAGTATACCCTGTCATAAAACCTGCGGTGCCTCCACCTAATACAACTATCTTGTTCATAATATTAATTCATTATCACAACTTCCTATTTTACCTTTTGGTAAAACATTAAAAGCTATTGAGTATCTTGTTTTGTTAGATTTATTTTCTAAAATTTTATGATAAGTACCACTTGGAAAAATTAAAAGCAAACCTGGTCTTGTATCTAAAGTATAGAACTGACTATTTCGAATGTTAGGATTTTGCAGAGGCACGTTAAAGTGTGGTTTGTTAAAGTTTTCAAAGTATATTGGACTGGTTTCTTCTTGTAAATAAAACACACCACTTAAAAAAGAATTAGAATGGTTATGTAAACTAGATTCTTTTTTACTTTTTGTTCTTGTAGACCAGGAGTTAGATATATTTAAATCACATTTATACTCTAGATATTTATAGGCATACATATCTAAAGCTTCTTTAAATTTATTTTCTAAAGGTTTATATTTTTTATTATTAAACAGTTTATTGTTTTTGGAAATATCAGCTAGATTAGACTTGTTTGGGTCTGATAAATTATAGTCTTCTTTCTCAATAATTTTTAAATATTTATTACAATCAATATCTATTTGAAAGACTCCAATGTTTGTAGCAAATAATGAATAAACTTTATGCTGCATTAACCGTCCTTTACCTCACTATAATAATGCACAGGTAATCCATAATGTTCTCTTTTATCAAAAGCATTTTTTACATCAGCTGGATTATCAGCAAAACCATAATGTAAAAACAATTGAGCACATGTTTTATCTTTAAATTTATTTCTCCAATGTGGTAATTTTCTTCCATCATAAACAAGCATGTCTCCTTGTTCAAAATCTATTTTTACATTTTTATTATTTTCTTTTAAATATATTGGCCAAGTATCTCCTCCAATAAATATGGTACAAGAAACTTTACAAGATACTCTATCTGTATGTTTTGATAACTTGTCTCCTTTTTTATACAGCCTTGCATAAGAATATGTTGGTATAACCTCTTGTCCACAAAGCTCCGACATAGATGGTATAAATCTGTGTAGTATTACATCACATAATGGATCTCCATAAATACACCAGGTATCATCGCATATGTTGTCGCCATAGTGACCAAATATAGATTCACTTTTTTTATAGTATTTCTTTTTTATCAAAGTATCTTGTACTTTTCTTTTTAAAAGAAGATAGTCATAAATAGTCTCTGCAAAGGAAGAGTGCAAAGCTCCTTTTATTAATTCATAATCTTTAACTAAATAACTCATACAAACGTACTTCCTCTATTCCACAATACTAATGAATACCTTGTGCCTTTTGTAACCGGGGTTACTCTGTGCCAAAGGTGAGAAGGAAAGACAATAACAGAACCTCTGTCTGATTCGTTACAGGTTATTATTCTTCTTTCATAATCAGGTCTAGTGTCATCCATACAAAATTGTAACTTACCATCTTTAAAATCTTTGCTATCATTTAGTTGTACGGTCACAGATAATTTTCTTATCATTCCTGCTTTATCTGGATTAGGAAAAGAATCTCTATGCCAATTATAGTGTTGACCCTTTTCATATATTGTAAATTGTATTTTTTCAGAAAACTTCCAATTAAAATTCCAACCAGCGTTTCTATTAGCTGTATCAATTAAAGGGTGTAAAGCTTCATATATCCAACTATCGGTTAACCAAACTACTTGTGAGTTTCTTAATTTCTTTAAATTATCCACATACTTTTTATTTACTTGTTTAGGTTTATCTTCACCAACTAGACCTAATAGTTTTTGTTTTTTTAAAGCGTGATTAATTATTCTTTTACAAAACTTTTTATCTAAAGCATTGTTAAAATACCAGTAAGCAAATTTAAGATTCATTTATATGTAATACATTAATGCCGTAATAGAACACCTAGGTTCTTTTTCTTTGTTAGTAGTTCTGTAAGATTCTAGATGACTATTGTAAGCTGCCCACGTTCTAGGTTTTATAACATGATCATATGTTCTATCTAACATAGGGGGATCATCGTTTTCGATCATTAAAAAACCAGATCCATTTATAAAATATGTAGCAACCATTACAGGAGATTTTAATAAATCACTTCTATAATAATGATTTCTTCTTTGAGAAGACTCTCCAGGCATTTCAACATTTGCAAAAATACTATGTGAACTTAGGCCCTGATAATTTGGTTTAATTAATTTAAACTGTTCCATGATTAAATTAGTTACCCAACCTACATGTTTATTGTGTGTAATTTTTATATCTGGATTGTCGTCTTTTCTATTTTTGTAATCATCTAAAATTACTTGTTTCAATAGATCATCATTAACTAATGAATCTTTTTCAAGCTTATCATAAGCTATAAATGTTTCAGAAAATTTATATTCTTTTAGCATTTGTAATTAAACGACAGTACCTTTCTATTTTTCTTTGACATGTTCTGTAATACTTCATGTTTTAACCAAGCAGGAAAAATAATCAAGTTTTTTTCTTTGCAGGGTAACATGTATTTACTAGCGTTGTAATCGTTAAACTTATTAATACTTTCTCTGTATAGATAAGGTTCTACATCGTTTGGATTGTAAAAAACAATATCTCCAGAATTTTTTGGTACATCTATATAAAAAGCTCCTGATATTGTTGAGTGTGGATGGCTGTGAATTTTATTATAAGCTTTTGGTGGATTCACAATATACCAAGCATTATCAAAAAAAACTTCTTTTAGATTTAAAAGATTAGTTGAATACTTATATACTTCTGCATCTATTAATTTAAATAAAGATTTTAAAGGTTCTACTGTAATATCTAAAAATTCACTGTGGTATCCTCCTGCATTACTTTTTGTTATGTTTTTGTTTTTATAAATTTTACAAAAAGATTTTAATTTAGATGTCGAAACATCTAACTCTGTAACAGTTACAGGAGTCTTAAATAAGTCTATCTTTGCCATTTCTTTCATAGTTGATATTTATTATATTTTAGTATATAAGTCAACCTCATGAAAGATACAATATACGAGATATTCCCGACTGCCATATTTAAAACAAATATGAACAGACGTCTTACAAACAAGGAAAAGAAAATAGTTGATGATAATCATCTTGAATTAAATAATAATTTTGGAAATAGAACTTCTAAGAATACATATGTTTTGGAAGAAAAAAACTTTAGTAGTTTAAAAAAGTTTGTAATCTCTGGTTTAAAAAAGTATTACAAAGATGTATTAAAAGTAACAAACTGCAAACCTTTTATAACAAATTCATGGATTAATTTTACAACAAAAAATGAATGGCATCACCAACACAATCATGCCAACAGTTATGTTTCTGGTGTTTTGTATTTAAATGTAGTTGAGGATATAGATCAGATAGTTTTTCATAAATCAGAGTATTTAAATTTTTCTTTTAATACAAAAGAAACAAGTCAATACAATAGTAATATATGGAAAATAAATATTCAAAACGGTGACTTAGTATTGTTTCCGTCTCACCTTCAACATGATGTACCTTTTAGAAAACACAACAGCACTAGAATAAGTTTAGCTTTCAATAGCTATTTTAAAGGAGTTGTTGGTGAAGATTATAAATTAAATAAATTAATTATATAGTGTCCCAAGCAGAAGTAGAAGCATTCCACTTTTTAGTTCCATCATTTGTAACGTAAGTGTTTTCACTTTCGCTCCATTCAAATAGAATAATTGCTGAGGGATCTGTGCTATCAATAGGGTCTTTTAAAACTGTTGGATAAGATACAGAACCTACCCATTTAGCATTTGTTGTATCTAAAGTCCAAGAACTGTATGGTTTTTCAGGTAAGAAAATATCATTTGTTGGATCATATGTTCCGCCTATTGTAGCGAAGTTTCCTCTAAATGGTGTTCCTCCTAATAAATGAACATTGTATTGTGTGTTATAAGAAGTCTGTTTCCAATTTGTATAACCAGTAATTCCTGTAAGATATTCAATTCCTTTTGCTTCAGTTTCACTGTTAGCATTGTCTACAACATGAACTGCTAATACTTCGTTACTGCTATTTAATTTTGCGTAGTGTGCCATAATTATGCCGTGTATGTCCCATCTCCTGTGAAGGTATGAATTGTATCTGTTCCACTTGTTGTTTTAGTTCCGCCTGATGAGTCTGCAGGTCCTGCTGCATGTCTTAAAATTACAATTCCAGATCCGCCAGGGTTTCCTGCCTGTCCGTTTCCTTGGCCTCCGCCACCACCGCCTCCGGTGTTTGCAGATGCTGCACTATTTCCGCTCGCTCCGCCTCCTGAACCTCCTGATCCAGCGCCTGAAGCTCCTCCGCTTCCTTTTCCGCCGCCTCCGGATCTAGCCACAGGTGATCCATTAATACTAGAAGTTCTTCCAGCTCCGCCATTTCCATTTCCACCGTCCGCAGGTGATCCTGCAGCAGATGCTCCGCCGCCTCCTCCAGATCTATGTGGTCCACCAGCTTCTCCGGCTCCGCCATTACTTCCTTGTGATGGAGTTGTTGAAGGTGTGTTTCCTGCTCCTCCCGCGCCTCCTGACCATGCGCCCCCGCCGCCTGATCCACCTGCTCCGCCAGCTTCGTTAGAATTTCCTCGGCCACCTTTTCCACCACCAGCAGATGTGATAGATGAAAAAACTGAAGAAGAACCGCCGCCTGAAGCGCCGCCTCCTCCGCCTACTGTAATACTGTAATCTTCACCTGGATCTACTAATATTTCTGATACTGAGGGTTCATCGTAAGATGAACTATTAAAAGATAATCTATACCCTCCGGCGCCGCCACCTCCGCCGCCATCTGCAAAAGCAAATGAAGCTGGGCCGCCACCTCCGCCGCCACCAGCGACTACTAAATAATCGATTGCGTAAGGACCTTGTCCTCCTCCACCAGAGCCGAATCCTAATACTTGATATCCGAAACCTCTAGTTTTAGGTTTTACTTCACGTTTTTTATTTTGACCGTGTTGGTTTTCTAGGTTGTCTAGTTTGTAATCTTTCAACTTTTACTCCTATTATGCGTCGTTAGCGAGGTCAGTAGTGAAAAATAATTTAATTCCTAGTAATCTTGCATCAGCATCTAAGTCATCTGCAGATACATCTCTTGACACTTGGAAAAAAACATACTCATTATCACCAGGTGATCCTGCAATTGTTACTGCTCCACTTTCAGCTGCAACATCTAAATCATTAGATGTTCCACTGTGAGCTTTTGCTGTTGCAACAACTTGTGTTCCAAAAGCTGTGTTTAAATCTCCACTGTCAGCTAAAGCTACTCCAGATAGTCCCCATGCTGTAGTTCCTGTGTTTGTTGAAGTCGCTGTAAAAAATGCTTGAAAAGTTACTGTGCCTGCATTCCATGATTTAGGAAAGGCAACAGCAAACTGTGCAAATTCATCTGAAGATTTATCAAAATCTAAAACTTTTATTTCAGGTCCATTAGATAATTCTACTTGTGCCGCTTCTGCTCCATTTGTAGAGTTAGGGTACATAGCAACTGCAGGAATCCATATAGTTTCTTTACCTGCAACTTTTACTGCAGAACCGCCCGCTTGAACAACGCCAGTTCCATTAGGTGCAATATTAATGTTACCATCTGCTCCATCAGTAATTGTTATTGTACCTGAGTTAGTTCCTGAGTTTGTATCTAATACAAGATCATGCGTGCCACTTGTTGTAAGCGTAGCTGCAGCTGCTCCTGTTCCAATTCTTGTTTCTCCAGAACCTTTTGGTTTAATATGAATATCAACATTTGTTTCTCCACTTGCACCTATGATTGGTGGATTACCTGTTGCAGCATTAGTTACTTCTAATTCATTAACTGCTGAAGCTGTTGTTTGAAATATAATTTGTTCTGCTCCATT